AGCAGAATGGCTACATTCAATTCGACACAACTTCATTCCTACGCGGCTTGACATTTCGCGATAACATTATTATAATTGATGAGTGTCAGAACATGAGCGATCATGAAATCCATACGGTAATGACTCGCGTGGGTGAAGGATGTCGCGTCATTTTCTGTGGTGACTTTACGCAAAAGGACTATACTCGTGAAGGCAGTGGTATGCCTAATCTGCTCAAGGTGGCAGGTCAGATGAAATCTTTCGATATTGTGAAATTTGATAAGCATGATATCGTTCGTTCTGGTTTCGTTCGCGACTATATAATCACGCGAACAGAACTGGAAGAACGAGGAATGATAGTGTGAGATTTGAATTTAGTCCGCATATAGATTTACCAAAAGCGAAACAAATCAACACATCACTCGGGAGACGTTATTCGACTCCCGATGGTAATGTTTATCCCTCGATTACGACAGTTCTTGGTTCACAGCCAGAGAAACAGAAATCTCTAGCTGAATGGCGTGCTCGTGTCGGCGAAGAAGAAGCTCGCAAGATTACTACGCAGTCTGCTCGTCGTGGCACTGAGCTCCACAATCTCATGGAAAAGTATATTCTGGGAGACGAGATAGATGTCAAGAAAATCATACCCACGACACTCGCACGTTTTCGTCCTGTTCAGAAATGTCTGGATGAGAATTTGCAACTTGTATATGCGTCTGAAACACCAATGTTCTCAGATATACTCAGGATCGCGGGAACAGCAGACTTAATATGCGAATGGAACGGCGAAGTGACAGTCATCGATTTCAAGACTGCTCGCAAGATGAAAACTGCCGACATGATTACGGATTACTTCGTACAGGCTACAGCCTACTCGATCATGTTCGAGGAGCATACTGGTATCGAATGTCATCACTTCGCCATTATCATGGTTTCTGATGAAGGTGAGTTCCAAGTATTTTCTGGGCGTCGTAATGACTACGTTGCCAAACTGATTCGTATCCGCGACGATTACGAGTATCGTGTAAGATCGTTCTTGACAAGCGTCGCATAATAGTTTAATATAAATATCACGCTAAGGTTGTTGAGGCGTTCGGAATAGACGATTCGGACTCGGGGGCAGTACCCGACGCCTCCACCATAGATACATCGGACCACAATAGCGGGGTAGCTACCGCTCATACAACACAGCAAAAGAGTTTGGTCACTCTTTCGGTGTATCTTTGATGGGGGCGATATAGGTTCGACGGATTGTAGTAAAGGTACGAGTAGACCAAAGCGACGTTCTAGATGCAAACGATAATGCACCTATCTCTTATGCACTAGCTGCCTAAGAATGAGCTCGGGAGGAGCTTGGAAACAGAATCCTCCCACATCCCCTCTAATGAAAGAATGAACTATGATTGGTTTACTTTGGGCTTGGTTTTCTGATTATAATTATCATGGCGATACTAGTCGTCACAGAACTCACACTTCGCGATATGAAGACCTTTGTATGTAAGGAATAAATTATGAGTGATAATGACAAGATGCTTCGTTTCAATGTTCTTCAGATGGCACAAACTATGTGCGACCAGGAATACCTATTAGGGCAGGAAATCAAGCGCGACGCCAAGCGCAAGTATCCTACTGAAGATGATGTTATCGCTAAGGCTAAAAAGCTTATGACGTTCGTCGATGACATTTCTGATCCAACTGTTAAGACTGTTACTCAGCTTCTTACGGAACATATGAAGTGATTATTCGGGGTTAGTTCAATTGGTAGAACAGCAGACTTTGAATCTGCGTGTTGGTGGTTCGAGCCCATCACCCCGAACCAACTTTGGAACATGATATGGACGAGCGTAGACATCAACTTATGATTAGCCCTAAAGAGTTAGAGTCTTTGACTGAGTGGATCAAGCCGATGGACCCTCAACCTCACAAGATTACACTAATCGGCGGAAGCACAGGTATCGGCTTTTGTCTTCGCGCAGAAATTGAAACTGCTGAAGGCGAAGGTCTCTGGAAAGACATCACAGACTACGAGAACTGGTAATGAGCAATATCGAAACATTAGAAAAGCGTATTGAGTTGCTGGAAACAGAATTAGGTTCTGCGCTGCGTATTATCTGCGAAGTGTCTAATCAAATCGGTGATCCATATGGATTCAGGGATGAACCTAATCCAGAAGATTACGATATCATGGAACGCGAAGCTAACAATCTCGCAGTTCTTGCTTACAGACTAATGGACGTATTAGAAGGTAGAGTATGAAAGTTCATATCGGTCCATACACCAACTGGGTTGGTCCCTATCAGATCGCTGATAAGATTTTCTTCTGGGTCAAGAATCGTTTCATCCCAGACGATGATCCAAGATCGCAGCGTTGGGACTACAAAGCTCACGATAAGTTTGGCGACTGGCTCGCTGATATTGACTGGCTAACCAGTTTCTGTAATTGGGTCGACTCAAAGAAAAAGCGCAAGGTGAAGATTCATCTTGATCACTATGATACGTGGTCGATGGATCATACTCTTTCGCTTATCATTCATCCTATGCTTATTCAGATGAAGGCGACTAAGCACGGTTCGCCTTTCGTAGACGATGAAGATGTGCCTGAGCATTTGCGTTCGACTGCTGCTCCGCCACTGACTGAAGAAGAAAAGAACCGCGGAAGCGTAGATAATCTACATGAAGCTCGTTGGGATTGGATCCTTGACGAAATGATCTGGGCCTTTTATAATGAAGCTAATGATGATCCTGATGCGCCAGAAAGTCCCACGAGATACACTCGTAAGATAATTGGTGATATGGAGTTTGATGATTCGCCTGAAAATCATCAGTCGTGGGAAAAGTATCACGAAAAAAATCGTAAGTATGAAGATCGTAAGCAAAAAGCTTTCTTACTCTTCGGTAAGTATTATCGCTGTTTGTGGGATTAAACATGAGCAATCTTGACAAGAACAAACTCGAAATGGATTGGATGAAAGACATTCTGTATCGTATGCAGGTTGTTGTTACTTCCGCGAGCTACTCTGAAAATGAAAAAATTGAAGCTATCAAGTGGCTTATCAAGCAAGCACTAAAGGTGGATAAAGAATGAGTTTCTATGAGAACTGTCATAACGATAAGCCGCTAAGTATCATTGCTGGTCCTTGCGCGTATGAAACGCAAGAACATGCTATCATGATGGCAGAGCATCTTAAGAAAGATTGTGAAACTATTGGTCAAGCATTTGGTCGTGAGATCAACTTTATCTATAAGACCTCTTTCGATAAAGCGAATCGAAGTTCCGCGGATAGTAATAGAGGTGGCGGCTTCGACGAGGCGTTTTACGGAATGGAGGCCGTCCGTGCTCGAGGAATCGAGGTTCTCACGGACGTTCACGAACCCTGGCAATGCGAAGCAGTGAATGCTGACATAATTCAGATTCCTGCGTTCCTTTGTCGTCAGACTGATCTTATTGCCGCTGCTGCTCAATCAGGTAAGCCAGTCAACGTGAAGAAAGGTCAGTTCCTATCTCCGTGGGAAATGCGCAACGTAGCAGAGAAGCTGCGTAAATTTGGCTGCGACAAATATATGTTCACGGAGCGCGGTACTACGTTTGGCTATAACAATCTCGTAGTCGATTTCCGTTCGCTTGAGATCATGAAGCAATATACTAACAGCGTTATCATGGATTGCACGCATGCGGTCCAGCTCCCAGGCGCGCACGGGACTAGCTCTGCTGGCGAGCGCAAGTATGTTCCGACTATGGCTCGCGCTGCTGTTGCCGTCGGTGTATCTGCTGTATTCCTCGAAGTTCATCAGGACCCAACAAACGCGCCATCTGATGGTTCGAATATGATTTATCTTGACGACTTCTACAAATTAGTATATGATTTAGTAGAGTTGGATAGCGTAGTCAAATATAAGTTGGATATGAGAAAGGCGGAAAAAGAATGGGTAACATCACAGGAAAAGTCTGGGGTGACACCAGCGTAATCATACAGAATCCTATCGTAGAACTGCATAAGATTAATATCAAGGCTGGCTTTAAATGTTCGGAGCATAAGCATGAACACAAATGGAACGGATTCTACGTCGTATCAGGAACCTTGGAAATCCATGTACGAAAAAATAACTACGAGCTCACTGATGTCACTACTCTCAGAGCAGGTGACTTTACTACTGTTTCTCCTGGCGAGTATCATTGGTTCACCTGTATCGATGATTGCGTCGCACTAGAACTTTACTACCCTGAACTTCTTAGTGAAGATATCGTTCGCAAGAGCGTCGGTGGACGTGACAACACATTCACAAAACCGTACACATATAAGCAAACTGGACCCATAACAGTTGGGTCTACTCCTTTGAACTATCCTGATCTAAGCACATACGCTTCTGTTGCTGCAAGAGCAGTTTCCCCTTGCTGCAATGTGTGTGATATCGACCCTATGACTAATAAGTGTCGTGGATGCGATCGTACTCCTGATGAAATCAAAGCGTTTGGTTTATCACACCTGCCTGAGGGATATAACAAATGACAGAAACAGTAGTCGCGAGCGTGATGAGCGCGAACACCTTTATCTCAATGGTAGAGATTCGTATTGGCGAACAAGGTATGAGCTATCTCGAAGCGATTACTGATGTCTGCGAAAAGACTGGCTTGGAGTTCGAAAACGTCTCCAAGCTCATGACCCCAACAATGCGTAAACTGCTTCAGTCAGAAGCTATGAATCTAAATCTTTTGAAACGCACTGGATCAAGGTTACCTATCTAATGGCTACGACATACCCCATATCAAAAAATAGTTATGCCACGATGCGCGAGATTGAACTGTTTATTAACAGTTTCAAGCTTCCTAACATTCGGATCGTGATTAGTCCATTGACTGATGATTTTACCATTTTTAATACTGATAATAATAAGTCAGAAAGAATAACCAGATACGCACTTGAAGACGCAGCAGACCCTAAAGCTATCATATTAGAGGCGATCAGTCATCTCATGGCAGTACCTATTAATCAACTTGGTGATATCATTAAAGACGCAATGAATGCAGTGAATCGCAAAGCTGTGTCAACTATTGTTCCAACACAACCCGTATCTGGTGCTGTGTACACTACCAACAGCACAGGTCCAATATGGGTATCATCTGGTGGTGGTGGATCTGGTGCCATCGGTCATACTATGAAGACTTGGGTAGATGATCCCCACACTGGTCATGTAGGTTACGTTCCACTGGGTCACGAAGAAATTGAGATTCGCGATAAGACATTTGGTCCGTACGAGCAAGCGCTCATCACTGGCGCGAAGATGAAACTCAAGCAAAAATACTGGATGTACATTCCTAGTGAGCTTATGTACAGTAAGCATATCGTGATTGCTGGTGGTTGCTGGGCATCATTGTTTCATGGCGATACACCGCACGATATCGACGTTTTCATTCTCAACGATCAAAACACTAAAGACTTGGTCCATAAGCACGTCGAGCAAATCAAGTTCAAGAACCCTTCCAGCGAAATCATCAAGGAAGGTAGTAACAATTATATGGATAACGACAGTATCGAATACACTGCGTTTGATATGATAACTAAGGTCCAGCTGATCACGACCAAGTATAACACTAGGAAAGAATTGCTGGATCATTTCGATATGCTTCATTGCTGCGTTTCCTATACTCCTTGGGATGATAGACTCTATATCACTCGTGACGTATACGACACTATCATAAAGAAAGCAATTCGTCCCCAATCAGGAATCTGGGAACTTGTCAAGCCATGGCGTATTGATAAGATGGAAAAGCGTGGATGGGTTAAGGTCTGATGGAAGGCATCAAAGCCTATCAAAAGTATCAAGCACTCAAGCTCCATTTCACTAGCGACTACGACTTCATCAAGTATGGCGGCAAAGTCCGCAAGATATCCGATGAGTCATTCTTAAAGCGCAAAGATCAGTTTCTGTTTCGCAAGCTCGAACGCAAGTACGATGATAACGAGCTGACTGATTTCTTTGTAGCGAATTTCATTTCACAAGCTGGCGTTCGCTGGGTCGGTGAAATGTCTGGTCCTGAGTCTGAGAAAGTCTACAACTCATGGAAAGGTCGCATGGAAACCTTTTCATATCATCTCAAGCAAGACTTAGAGTATATCAAAGACAACGGCGACTGGAAACAGTGCATGACCTGCGTCGATACCCATCCTGCTCTACTGAAAATGTATCTGGGTGGGAAAATCAAAGCAGAAACTATTATTGCGTTCGACATATTCACTGGCGATATGCTCGATAAGTGGAACGCATTAATTGACGATCCCATCATATGGCCTGAGGTGTATCGTCAACTATCTAAGTACAGGCCTTTTGTTCGCATTGACCGTGAAGTGATAAAAAAAGTCATGAAGAATGTTTTTCTATCTTGACAATGACTATATAATGCTATATCATGATCAAGTGGATAAGAAGTTATACACAACATACACTACATACGGAGACATACAATGAATGAATCATTTTCTGCCCTCAAGCGTCAGCGTACCTCTTCTCTCGAGCGTTTGACCAAAGAAATCAACAAGCTTGCTAATAAGGAAACTGCTTCGAACGAAGACGATCGTTTCTGGCAACCTGAAGTTGATAAGGTCGGTAACGGTTACGCCGTTATTCGTTTCCTCCCTGCTCCCCAGAACGAAGAGCTCCCTTGGGTTCGCATTTGGAATCACGGATTCCAGGGTCCTGGTGGATGGTATATCGAGAACTCCCTTACTACTCTTAATCAGCCCGATCCTGTATCTGAAATGAATTCCAAGCTCTGGAACTCAGGTAACGATAAGGATAAGGAAATCGTTCGTGCGCGCAAGCGTCGTCTGACTTACATTGCCAACATCTACGTTGTCAAGGATCCAGCTCATCCCGAGAACGAAGGTAAGGTGTTCCTGTATAAGTTTGGTAAGAAGATCTTCGATAAGATCAATGAGAAGATGAATCCTCAGTTCGAAGACGAGACTCCCATGAATCCTTTTGATCTCTGGGCTGGTGCTGACTTCAAACTCAAGATTCGTAAGGTTGAGGGTTATCGTAACTATGACAAGAGCGAGTTCTCCGAGCCTGCTCCGCTGTCTGATGACGACGATAACATGGAAGCTATCTGGAAGTCTGAGTACTCACTCGCTGAACTGATCGCTCCTGATAAGTTCAAGAGCTATGATGAGCTCAAGAAGCGTTTGGATAAGGTTCTATCTGAGCCTACTGGCGCTGGTCGCAAGACTGAGGAAGACGATATCCCTTTTGAGCGTCCGTCTCGTCCTTCAGCTGCTCCGGCAGTTGGGAAAACGGCTCCTGCTCCTAAGCGTAAGGTCGAAGACGATGACGACCTTGATTTCTTCAACAAGCTTGCTGAGGACGACGATTAATCGTAGGGTTTATTCCTTTCCCCTACGAGTACCTGGGAGGGCTTCGGCTCTCCCTTTTTTTATTGATACTGAACGTTCTGCTTTGCTAGGAATTCCTGTATGTGTGGATTGATAGCGCTCAACGGAAAATTCTGACCAGCTATATTATTACCTTCGCCACCACTAGAAGAACTGTTATTAGTTGATGAAGTGTTGTTCATTACGATAGGTTGATTAATACCGGTCTTATTGATGTTTTGCATACGAATAGTTTCTGCCATCTGAATCACTCTCGTGTCCATCATGCGTTCAACAGAATCAACGCTAAGTAAGCTGTTCTTAGGATTTTCTGCCGACATACTTAGCTTAGTAGGTTTTTCAGCAACAATGTCTGGTTGCATTTCTTTTTGATCAGGATCAATGTCTCCACCTTGATCTTTCTTTACAGGTAAAGATTTTTCTAGCGCACCTTTCAATGTTTTGCGCGTCGGTGTGCCAGTTTCTCCTTCATTAGCACCACCAGAATCTGTAGGAGGTTTAGCTGAGGCTGCTGGTGGAGTTGCGGGCGCGGGAGCAGCAACAGGAAGTGGAGTTCCTGCTGCTTTAGCTCTATTCGCTTGAGACTTTTGAACTGGTGTTTGTGGTTCTTTTAACAGATTACCTGAAGGAGTAGTATATCCAGGTTCTACATAATCTGGATGCGTTATAGCTGGCTGAAGTTTATCGCTCTTAGAAGTTGTATCAAACCAACGACCATCTTTTAGTGTTACTATGTTACCCTTAGAACTAGCAACATCATCTTTGGTTAACTTATTTCTCTTAAGAACTTCTCCTGGTGCGATTACTCCAGACTCTTTGACCGGACCAAACTGTTCAACTTCTGCCTGTGGTCCTTGAATAACTTTAGCTCGTTCTGCACCACTACGCATTTTTAATTGAAAATCTAACCAACCTTCAGGATTTTCTGCTCGAGCTTTACCAGCGAAATAAGCAAGAGCAACAAATCCTGCTGCACCTAAAACTAAAGGATTAAATATAGCGGAAATTAATGTTTTGGCAATTGCTCCCCCACCAGTTAGCATTTTTGTTAGTGCTTGACCTAAAACAGCTTCACCTACCGCGCTCGTGAGCATTTCCAATAAGCTTGGTGCAGCATTTGGTGATGGTGTTGGAGTAGCAGCAGGCTGATCGTTTTTCATAACCAGAATAGGAGCTCCACCTAAATCTGGCATAGGTGTTTCTGGTGCGTTTAATACTCCACGAAGAAAATCTACACGACTAGCTGTAAGCTCGTTATTGAGCGTTCTGAAACGCATCGTGATACTACGATTGAGTTCACGAATCGAATTAATGACCTTATCAAACCCTGCTAGTGTTTTCTTAGCTGTGTCCTGTATGCGTGAAATTTCAGCGTTCAGCACTTTCAGCATATTCATCGTAGAATCGACGAACGAGTCGGACATCATAGTCGATGATACTTTTTGTGAAGCACTAGCTGTGTATGATTGACCAAAGAAAGCTGATACGCTAGGACGCTCGGTAGCCTGACCAGGAGTTATTAGATTAGAAATAGCCATTAGAATAATCCTCTCAGACCTTTACCTATCGCAAATCCTGCGACTGCTGCGACTGTTGCTAATGGGTCGAATCCGTCAGATGCTCTAGAAATGTTTGATTGACCACGGATTATAGTTCTTGTGTTGTTTACATATTGCGTGTTATTCATAATGATAGGTAATACGTTTTGCATTTGACTTAGCATATCTTGCTGAATTGTCATCCCACGCGAAGCTTGATTAAATGCTATTCCAGGATTAGCAGGACGTTGAGGCATCATGTACGGCGCATTCATTGGAGGTGGTGCCGCTTGAGGAGTAGCTGTCTGAGGACCACCAGCAGGCACTTCTATGTGCATGTGATTAAAGTGACCAGCTGAACGCCATATAACAGTATATCCAGCTGCTCTTGCTTTTTCTGCGATATCATCAAATCGTGGTCCCCATACAGGATCATTGGCTTCCATCACTCCTGTTCCAGCATTTACGTCAATAGCGCGACCTTCGTAGTGACCGCGTCCTCTATGAACAGGATTAACTCCACCAAAAGCGGGATTCTCAGATACTCGTATTCCCTGACCTTCAAGCCATTTTCCCATTCCAACAATATCACCAGAAGGAACAGAACCTCCTTCTGCTCGTTGTGGTTGACCTGGAGCCGTACCAGAAGGAGCTGCTGCGCCTGGAGCAGATATCATTCCTGGATTTTGAGGAGTCACTTGAACATTAGGAGAACTTAAACCCTGCTGACTAGCAAACTGAGCGCCTAATCTAGTGATATTCGCAATACCGCCTCTGTCTCTGACTGCATACCATGGACCACGTTCTAATCCTCCTGGTCCCTTTCGCGCCATAAGTTCTAGAGAAAAGTCGACTTGTTGTTGCCAGTTAGCAGCAGAAGGTGGTTGTCCATACTTTTGCATGAACTCATAGGCCATCCCGCCTGGTGTTATTCTAGTTGGATCTGGGGAATTGGAAAACAACTGATAAGGACCAAACGAATATCCTCTAGCGTCTTTATTACCGAATGTACCAGAACCTATTGTGTTTGCGTTTAATCCTTCGTACGCAGCAATACCTAAAGCCATGTTAGGATCAACACCCATAGAAGAAGCTTTGTTTACGATATACTGCGCGATATCTTTGACTGAAGGATTACCTGCTGCTCCTGCAGCCGCTGGTGTTCCTGCTCCTGGTGCAGTTATGACTCCTGGATTGACTACGCCACCCGTGGGTGCTCCTGTCGTAGGAGTCGTTCCAGTCTGAGGAGCTGGAGCTCCTGGTAATGGCGACACACCAGAGCGATCAATTGAAACAGATCCACCTTCACCAGACGCCATAGAAAAGTGCATAGCGTCTTTTGATGAACGCCAATTTCCACCCCAACCTAATCCATACTTAGCAGCCATAGCGCCGACGTTCGATGGCATATCCGTAACCAATCGACCATCAAACAAATGCGGATTGGTTGAAGGATTGATATCAATCGCTACGCCAAGCGAGTGATAACTCTTAGTTCCTGTTCCTGCGATATTACGATTAGCATATCCACC